CGACCGCTGGTTATAGAGGTGCTGCGACCGCTGGTAATAGAGGTGCTGCGACCGCTGGTTATAGAGGTGCTGCGACCGCTGGTAATAGAGGTGCTGCGACATCAAGAGGTAGTTCATCAACTGGAAATAACGGTTTAGCGGTGGCGCGAGGAACAAATGTAAAGGTCAGAGGAGGTATGGGATCTATCTTGGTTATAGCAGAGGAGCAAGAAAGCTCGTACGATGTTTCTGATTGGAAAGCTGTTGTAGTTGACGGAAAAAATATCAAGGCTGATACTTGGTATAGATTAGTAAACGGCGAATTTGTTGAGGTGGAAGATTAAACTAATAATAATCAAAGGGTACGCCCACATCTTCCGCTGGCTAAACCACTCGTTCATGCCGTTCACCAAGAAACAGCAGGCGTTGTATGAGAAGGTGATGGAGAGGTATAACGAAGTAAAAAAAACGAATAAATATGGTAAATAAGAAATCTAAAAATAAAGTAACTACCATATGGGGTAATTGCTTTGATGGCACATTGGTTATTTTAACAGATTGTCTAAATGGAACTGCATTACATAACCACAATTCAAACATTTCACACAAAGGCAATTCATGTAAGAAACCTTATTAAAATCAATACCAGATAGAATTTCAAGAAATACTTGACAGGCAGGCAGCGCGAGTTTAGAAAGGAGAAATTAGTATTAATGATGTAGTCTGAAAAGCTCAAAACAGGAAAGAAAGGAACTAATATGGGAAAGAATATCAAAGGTCTTGCCAGTTCAACCATCTTCAATCGAAAGATGGTTGAACAAATGAATGGCATAAACAAAAACAATAAAGGGAAAGCATCCCCAATTTATATACCAATTAAAAAACGGAAGTAATGGAAGCTAAATTTAGAATTGGAGAACGCGTAAAAATAGCCAATCATCCAGATAAATCTAAGATTGGCAAAGAGGTTGAGATAATTAACCTCCATCATTCTAATTTTCATCCACAAAAGGGATATGTGGATGAATGGTTATACAATGTATGGGATGGTGCGAAATCTTTAGGATGGGCACCTGAGTGCGACTTGGTAATTAATAAACCTTCATAAAATAACAGATATGAAACAAACAACTATATCATATTTTAAATATTGGCTCCGGATACATGGCTACCGTTTGGAGTGGTTCGGTACCGGAACAAAGAGTAATCCTATTAAGGTTAAATCAAGAAAAAGAAATAAGCTATGAAACAGAAGAAAATAACCATTATAATTTCTTACGATTACGAGGATAAGAATACCATTTGTAATGAACGTATTGCCGATAGGATAAAAAGAGACCTATTAAAAGGTAGTAACCCTAAACATGAAAGGATAGAAACTGTAATAGTAGAAGATAATTGATTATGAAATTAAAGCATCCATTAGATTGGTATAACGAAAACACACCATCGGAAGATGAAGAATACGAAAAGGGATGTCTATCTATCTTCTTGATAGTAGCAATCATTTTCATTGCATTAACGGCTGTAATTTTATCTTACGAATTATGAAATCAAAACAAGTATTATCAATAGATCAGATGAAGCACCTGAGGGAGCTTGGCTTGGATACGAGTGATGCAAGTATGTGCTGGTGTTACGCTCTTTCTTATAAAAATGCAAAATGGGAACTTGAAATATATGAAGATGTAATTAATCAAAAACGAGATAGTACATTTTGGGAAATAATTCCCACTTACACCTTGCAGGACATTCTTGACAAACTTCCAAAAGAAATTAAAACAAGTACAGATACTTATTGGCTAACGGTATCTATTTACACTAATATGTGGTATATATGCTATTCAATGTCAGATGAATTTGATTACTATAAAGAATTTAGTTCTGTATCGCTTATGGATTGTGCATACGATATGTTGTGTTGCTGTATTGAAAATGAATATATTTTAAAGGAGGGTAAACAATGAAAGCGAGAATAAAAGAAACTGGAGAAATAATTGATGTTGAATGTCGTTTCTATGCCAAGATTGGTTCTACGGACCCGATTATTCATAATAGTTTAGTTGAGGTTTTGAAAGATGATGGAATCATTGATTGGGAACAGAGGCGTTATGAACTGGCAAAGGCTGCAATGCAAGGAGTTCTAAGCAACCCTGCTTTTTGCGGCACATATTCTAAACGTGAAGCACCGATAATTATAGCGCTTGATTGTGCTGATAATATGATAAAGAAACTGAAAGGAGAATAACTATGGAAAATTATTTTAAAAGCGTATTTGGTGCGTATGATGGTTTACATACAGATACATTCAAACATATTCCCGAAATTAGTTACTATAACCACAACTATTATATAGGGTTGAAAAGAGGAAACAATGCAATACATGACTTGCTTTTTGCGGAAAGCGATGACGATAATCTTACAGAGTGGTATATTGTTCTTGGAAATTGTGTTAGGCATATTGGATATGAATTTTCAGACAAAGGAGTGATTAATTTATCGGATGAATAGCTATGGAGAAAGATTGTGCTTCATGCCTATATGGAAAAATATACCAAGATAGCGGAGGTATGGCAGTGATATATTGCAGGTTGTATAGAAATAGTTATCCAATCTCACATTTCTGCAATCGGTTCAAAAAGATAAAAGATGCAGACTAAAAGCCAGCATCTTTTTCAGAGTTTAAATACAACTTTCGCACGGTTCTATTTATTTAGAACTCTACGGCAAAGATAGTAATAATAAAGATTAGAAACAAATAATTGTTATGGATATAAAAGAAGTAAAAAACAAGAAAGAGAAAGCTGAAATGGAAATAGCTCATATTTTAGAACACCTTGAAGCTGAAATAGGTTTAGAAGTCAATAATATGATTTATATACGCAGGGAAAGTGAAAAGTCTACGTTATCGGCTTTGCCTGTAAGAATAAAAACAAAAATAATCTTGACGTTTTAATTATGGAAGTAAAGAACGGAATAATAATAGACGGGGTGCTGCATGAAGCAGAGAAAGTGTATAATGGGCATTCTGATTGCAGTGACTGCTCGTTACGTTATGAATGCGATGAATTTGAGAGCCAATACGAAACGTTTCTGTGTATTGTAATGAAATGTTTTCGTTTCGTCAATCGTGGCAAAGTAACAGATATTAAAATAGATAAGGAGGAATAACTATGACCGAAGAACTTGTAACATTGGATACAGCGAAGATGCTGAGAGAGAAAGGGTTTAATGAGTATTGTAGGTTTGTTATAGGAGAGGATCGGGTTATATCGGATATAATCTCTACTTGGAATTTGCCTCCAAATAGTTTCCCTGTTCCTACTCAATCTATTGCTAATAAGTGGCTGCGTGAAACCAAGAACCTGCATATTGAAATATATCGCAGTGCTTGTGGTTATGGCTATGCCATTGTGAAAGCCAATAACGGCACATGGATGAAAGATGATGATGCTAAAGGCCCTAATGATGGTGGGAAGTGGGACACCTACGAAGAAGCACTTGAAGCAGGATTACAGGAAGCGTTAAAACTTATATGAGAATGACTCCTATTGTAAATGATGCTTATAGGCTTAGAAAACTTTTAGAAAAAGCAACGGGACTAAAAGTATATAAGTCGGAGCTAATAGCCAATTATTTTAATGGCTATCTAAGTATAGTACAAGAATATAAAGACGAAACTAATCCTCATATCACAGTAGCACAAGGTAGCTGGTCGATAGAAAATGGCGGGGAGTATAAAATTTCACTCTATACGCCTACAATTGTCATTAAAGACAAGAAGATGCTTAATGTTCATTTTGTAAAAGATGTAGCCTATAAGATAGTGGAAGCATTAAATGATGAATTTGGAGAAAGTAATTGGAATACGTGTAATGAGGAGGAAAAATGCTGGTTTCCCATGTCTCGAAACTCGTTCTATTTGCAAATCCCCAATTTTGAGAAGTATTAAAACTTATATGATTATGGCAAAAGTATTTATAACAAAGTATGCCTTAACAGAAGGTATTAAAGAGATAGAATCTGATATTCTAAGAGATGATTTTACAGGTTCATAATATACGTTTTTTAAATATTCATGCTTTTATATAGGGAAAGGTGCATTCACCGATAAATCCGAAGCCTTGAAAAAGGCAGAAGAAATGAGGCTGAATAAAATCACTTCTCTTCGTAAGCAGATTGAGAAACTTGAGAAATTATCTTTTAAAGAATTTGAATTAGTTGATTAGCCATGAATAGAAACGAATACCGGGAACGCTGCAAACATTACAGTCATTACAGCGGGCAGTGTTACAAAAAATCGTTCATATCAGGCATAGCAAACAATGTGCATGTGAATATGAAATGTGACGGTAAATGTCCTCGCATGAGGAATTACGACAAGAGAAACGGAATATTAACTGATAAAGAAATAACAGATGAATTTAAATAAATTGCGCGATCGCGCCTATAAAACCGCCTGTGAACATGGTTTTCATGATGAAGAACTGAGTAACGAACATTGCCTCTGTCTTGTCATATCCGATCTTATGGAAGCAGTGGAAGCGGATAGGAAAGGAAAATACTTCAAAGGTATATTGACTTTTGAGCGTGAGTTTAACCGTTATTCCGCATTAGTGGAAGAAGAAAAACGATTTAAGTGCTCGTTTGAAAGACACGTCAAAGATACAGTTCCTGATGAGCTCGCCGATGCTGTTATCCGCCTGCTTGATTTGGCTGGACTTAGGAATATCCACTTAGAGCTTATAACTAAAGATATAGGTAATTCCATTGATGAAATAGCAGAATATTATAAGGATGATACATTTACAGAGGCTATTTACTGTATATCTACGCTTCCTGTGATATATACAGGATTATGTGGTTACAATACAGCGATCAACGAAATGATACTGTCAATCTTCGGGCTTGCCAAGCATCTGAACATAGATTTGCTCTGGCACATTGAGCAGAAACAAAGATATAACGAATTAATACCATATAAACATGGAAAGAAATATTGATATTAAAAATGAAATTTGGAAAGACATAGCAGGATATAACGGTTATTATCAAATCTCTAATTATGGTCGTGTGAAACGAAAGGGTTATCACTATATTGATAAGTATGGCCACAAAAAAGGAAGAGGTGAAAAGATATTATCCCAATTAAAAAATAAGAGTGGATATATGCTTATTAATCTAAGTAAAGAAAGTATATCAAAGCATTTATATGTTCATAGATTAGTAGCTTGCGCCTTCATAACAAACAAGGACAACAAGCTACAGGTTAACCATAAAAATGGAAATAAATCCGACAATCGTGTTTCAAATTTAGAATGGAGTACAAGAAGTGAAAACATGAAACATGCTTATGCAACTGGATTAAATATTCCTAATAAATCTCAATTAGGAAAGATTGGCATATTAAGTGCAAGAGGCAAACCAATATTTCAATTTGACAAGAGCATGAACTTTATAAAAGAATTTCATACAGCGAAAGAAGCTGCAACATTTATAGGATGCCATCCAACATTGATTACAAGATGCGCCAATAAGAAGTATAAATTTGCTAAAGGATATATATGGAGTTGGAAAGACTCATGTTGCAATCAGAAGATGCGATACAACGAATTGAGAGAAAACAAACATGGAAAAAGATATTGATTATGAAAAAATACTATTACTATACTTATCGATCCAAATCAGGTGGAATATACTGCGCTGTATGCTCGATTGAAGATGGTGATTTTGATTTAAATCGCATGATGCGTGATTTGTATAAAGATTACGGGTGCGTGTGTATAATCACTTTTTGGAAAGAAATATCCAAAGAAGAACACGAAGGGTTAATGGAGTTCTGTGATAAAGTTAATAAGGAGGGATAGTTATGAAGCGTGAAATAAAATTCAGAGGGAAAAGCATAATTGGTGATAAATGGGTCTACGGAGACTTGCTTCACATAGGAGGTGGATATATTATAAATCATGGTTCTCAAAAATATTATGATATTTCTCATGATAATAAGTTTGCCATTCAGTTTTATCATGAAGAAGTTTCTGTCGTTTTTCCTGATACAGTAGGCCAGTTCACTGGTCTATTCGACAATAACAAAAAGGAAATCTACGAAGGTGACATTATTCGGTGGAGAAGAGATGGTAAGCTGTATCTTGTTAAGTTCTACGCAGGAATATTCTATGCTTCCGTTGAAGAACTTAATAAAGGAGTTTACGGAGGATTCCCGCTTCATGCTTTAACTGTAAGCGAAGAAGATGAGTATAAGTGCGAGGTTTGCGGTAATATTTACGATAGCCCGGAATTGGTGAAAGGAGATAGCTATGAGTAAATACATGAACTGGGAACTCTATGATAAACCGCCCGAAGGCTTTTTCATTGACAAACATACTGGATCTCCTTTGACTGGCTACGATTTCTACACAAACGGAAAGAGTATCCTGAACGGCGGAGTAAGAATCCTTGTAAAAGCTCCTGATATTCCCGTCAACAACAAAATTCCTGATAGTCTCTTTATGGATGATTTAAAGCCTGAAAGGAAAGAACCGAAGCAAGACCCGATGACAAGTCAGGATATTCGTAAAAAGGTAAACGTTCTTGCCCGTAATCGGTTTAAGGAAAAGCTGTTGTACGAATTGGAATTTGATTTAATGGTGTGCAAGCTCGAAGGGTGGAGCATGGAAGGCTACGTATGCGAGCTTAAGCAGTTGATTGATGATATATATAGGAAAGCAAAGAATGGAAAGAAGAAGGTTAGCCCTGTAAATGAACTTAAACTTGAATTTTAAAGCCATGAGTAAATTAAGAAGATATAAAAAGATAGATACGAGTCTGTCTCATTTGTGCACTTTTGCGCCAGTTAAAGATCCGGCAGTGGTAATAGGGTCTTATTACTGCAAAAACATTTGTCCTCATTGCCGAGGGACGTTGAATATATTAGGAGTTAGATATGTAAGATGTGATAAACCATGAACAAACTGAAATACATAGCCACGATTGGTTACTGCTACTGGAGATTAAACAATATTTATGAACAGCTTTCCAAGCTAAAATCAAACATAGAAATATTGGTTGACATCGCCTGCGGTTATAATGAAATGGAAGAAGCAAGAAAGGAGTGTATTTCCCTTTTGGAGCAAATTATAGAAAGCAAGAAAGCTATCGGTGCGGATTATTCGGAAGATAGCAAGTTCCTTGATAAGCTGAAAAGTAAAGAAATATACGAGTAAAAAAAGGGATGCCTGTACATCCCCTTAAAACAGCATTACGCCACTTTCTTACTATCTACCAAGAAAGAAAAGTATTTGGAATGTTTTGGATATATCCGCTTACCGTTCCTTATGATATACCGACAGAAAATACGAGTTTTGCCGTTTTCATCTTGCGTTCTAACAGTCATATAATACACCTCCTTTCCGTTTTGCCTACTAACCTGTATTAGCAAGCTTTAAGCTGCACCCTGTCAAGTGCAACTAAAAAAGCCCAAAGTTACAGGACATTGGGCTTAAATGTCTTTTCTCAATGAGAACGGACAAGAAAGGTGACGAATGACAGTTCGTCGGATTGGAGGTGTTATACTCCTGTTAAAACGCGGTACAAATATAGGTTTTAGCCTACAAGTAAGGAACTTTATTAACGATTTTAATAGTCAAATTAACACATGAGTAAACTCTACAAAGCAACCATTTTCGGCAAACCGTTCATGCTTGGATGGTTCAGCCATGCGGACAAATGGTATCATAGAATTGGAATAATATATTGAGACAATGAGAGCAACCGAAAAGAAACTAAGAGACAGACACGCCCGTCTGCCTGAACAATACAAGAAGGTAGACACGACAGTCAACGGAGATGCAGAAAACCTGATAGAGGAGCGCAGACAGCTTGAAAAGAACTTGGTTCCTCTTCGCCTTAGCAACACTACCGTTATCTACGTAACAAAGGATAAGCAAAACGAAGCGTATGCAGCAGTGGCGCGTAAACGAATGGGAATAGCCGAACCCCGGAAAGCATTTGTTGACCCTCTTTCACAGGAGAACATTACAAAGATGTACAAGGAGGACGGCATATCTCCCCGTAGAATGGCCGAAATATTGAATGTAAGCGTCAGGACGGTGTATCTAAGATTAGCCAAATACGGGCTTACAAAAGTGAAATGCAGATAATTAAAAACAAAGAAAATGGAAGATAACAAAATAGACCAAGACCTTTATACAACCGCAATGAAAGAAGCATTAAAGGTGGAGTTCTTGGAAAGCAACGAAGAGATTAAACTATATGCCGCCTCGCTGTATAATGCGATGGTATGGGGTAGAAATCATACGGTTAAAGTAAAATATTAAGTTTTTCATTTGGCGTTATAGAAAAAGGGCGTATATTTGCAGCGTCAAACATATTAAATAGAAAGCAGACGGAAGCCTGCTCATTGTAGGCATTTTTTATGCTTATATGTTCGCTGTATATATAATACAACGGTTGTTACTCCCATGAGAGATGTTAATGCACTCTCAACTGCTTTCTATAAAGTATGTTTGACAATGGGGCGGTTGCAACCGTTTTTTTATTTTTTTTTAGAATATGATTGAAATAAGAGGAATAGAAATAACAGAAGAAATGATATTGAATGAAACAGACATTCAAGTTGTAATTAACTGGAAGAATGAACTATTAGGTAAGCTATCCGAGTTTAAAGTAAAAACAGCACCATACAAAAGGCTGAGTGCAGGTCAGAAAAAAATAGAGACTTCTATATGGGCATTAATAAAACTTTGCAAAGCAAAAATAGGAGATTATAATCTTAAACTAAAAGAAGAGGGAAAATGGAAATATAATAGAGAAATAAAAACGCAGAGACATCTTGCGTCTGTATTTATGGAAATAGCAAAGAATAGATTAGACAAACAAATGTATAAAGATATTTTAGAATTAGCACAAAAGAAAATAAACGAGGTATAGCTTCACCTCGATAAATTGAAGCTGCCATAAATTGTCAAATAAAATGGCTAAAAAGATTATTTTATCAAAGGAGAGTAGCGAAAGCGAAATCAAAGCGTATTTCATCGCAGTGTTAAAGTTGTCACAATCTGATGACGAGTTTCCAGTCAATCTTGATGAAGTATGGATGCTTGTTTACGGTCAAAAATCAGATGCTGTTTCAGCTTTGAAGTTAGATTTTATAGAAAATGTTGATTATCAAGTTTTAAGGAAAAATCCTCAAAACCCCAATGGTGGAAGACCGACAAATGAGTATAAACTCACTGTCTCCTGTATGGAGTTCTTCATCGCAAGAAAAGTAAGAGCCGTTTTTGAGGTGTACAGGAAAGTATTCCATCACACCGTTCATAAGGGAATCGAGGGAAATAATCCCAAACGAGAACCATCCCTAACAACCAAAGTTCGTGTTAGTCTTGAATGGGTAAAAGGTGTGAGCGAAATGCTCAACCTAAACGATTCTTCAAAACTTGCATTGCTTGGAAAAGTAGCAGAACCATTAAACTTGCCACTTCCCGACTACACCCCGTCAAAAGGGATATTAAAATCAGCAACCGACCTATTGAAAGAACGGAAAACTCAAATATCCGCACGTGAATTTAATACGGTAGCAATAGAAAAAGGTTATCTGTGCGAACTGGAAAGAAAATCATCATACGGACAAAAGAAGAAATTCAAGTCAATCACAGAGAAAGGTCTTTCTTTCGGAGAAAACCAAGTAAACCCGAACAATCCGAAAGGCACTCAACCATTATGGTACGAAAGTAAGTTTGATGAGTTATTGGCCGTATTAGGGTTTCATTTCATAGGAGGAACTAACTAATATAATATAGCTTATTGAAAATCAGAAAAAGGCAATAGGTTATTACAAAAAGGGGGTCTGCGTTTTACCGACCCCCACTGTAAATCAGCCTGCCCGCTTAAAACCTAAAACAAATATTCATCATGGAAAGAAATACAATACCTGCTAAAAAGCAATATGACGTCAGCGCAATGGGCGAATTTTTTAGAGACATTATAGCTCCTGAAGAACTTAGAAAGGAACTCGTAGAACTGGCGTTTGATTATGCGCAATACGTAGATGAAGATAACACAGATCTGTTTAAAAACAACATGAGTACCATATACATACTGTATAGAGCACTGGAGGATGTAAAAGAATTAGAGACACAGAGTTAGCACCTTCGCCAAAACAGCAAGCGGTATTACCCAATGGACAACCCTTTCAAAGCGTTCTAAACGTTCCATTGGAGAACCCTGAACAGGCGGCAGAAGTCATAGTACATCATGCCGTCTGCTTGGTCTATTAATATGTCTATCATGTTACGCATAAGCATATAGATATACAATGTGCCGTATTTGGATACCGCCCGGACACAAAAAAGGCGGTGAAACCGTTTGGATTACCGCCTAAATCATAGAACAACTCTTTTAAATGTCATTTATCAAATATATCAAAATACTTCTTTAACATATAAATTCGCCCTCTTCTTCCTCCAGTAACTTCGGATAGTATTCCGCATTTTTCCATACTTGAAATTAAAGTATATGCAGAAGCACTACTAATTCCTGTTATATTTGCTACCATATTGGCATCTGTAACAGGAAGTTTGTATAGTTCAGTAACAACTTTCAACGCGTTTGCAGATCTGCTTCCTAACGATTTTATTTTTTCTTCATTTTCTTTTTGAAGCAATAGTATTTCTTCAAAAGTCCTAACACCATTCTCTGCTGTTTTAACAATCCCTGTAAGGAAAAACTTAAACCAGCCAGATATATCGTTATTTTCTCTTGCTTGCATAAGACTGGCATAATAAGAGTTCCGATGCTTTTCAAGATAATCGGACAGATATAAAATAGGTCTTTTTAAAATACCTTTGCTTACCAAATATAAGGTAATCATCAGTCTTCCAGTCCGCCCATTCCCGTCAAGAAAAGGATGTATTGTTTCAAATTGATAATGTATCAAAGCTATTTTAAGCAGCTCAGGAAAGAATATCTTATCGTTATGTGCAAATTTTTCTATATCTTCCATTAAATCTGGTATAGACGAATGGATAGGTGGAACGAATATAGCATCATTTATATTTGAACCTCCTATCCAATTTTGGCTTCTTCTAAATTCTCCAGGTTGCTTATGTTCTCCTCTTACGCCTTGCAAAAGAATTTTATGAACGTTTCTTATCAATCTGGAAGAAAAAGGCAATTCATCCAATAACTTAATAGCTTCATTCATGGCATTGATGGTAGTTATGAACTTCTACCCAGTCATCTCTTTTGTCAAGGGGAACATCTTCTTTAGACATGATGGCTTCTTCCATATTGGTTTGCGTTCCTTCTATTTTAGATGATTGCGTGGCTTCTTTCATTACATGCATGCTGATAAACAGGTCAATATTAGGAATATGTTCGGAATACATATCTAATCTTCCGAGCATCCTATCAGCTTTGCTCAACAAAGTAACTACCTCCATATCAGAAATATCCCAAGCCTTATTTATAAAATTAGGCTGGAAGCTACTATAATACCCTTGATTTATATAAGTACCTGATTTAAAACTCTTCATATTTGCTATTTTAATCTTGATGGCAAAATTAAAATAAAGTTTTTCCTATTCCAAATTTTCCCGAAAAATTAAAATAGCGCATCGCTCTATTATAGAAATAAGCGAAAAATTAAAATAAGCGGTAATCCCAACATGTCAAAGAACGTCATAAGGTGCAATAATATGCAGCTTTATGTTGTAAACAATTCCTTTAATTCAAGAAAATCAGCGGAAGTGATCTTCACCTTTCCGAGGTTTCCCACCACCATATCAAGCAACGGGTTATGAGGAAGTTCAGCCACAATCTCGCCTTTTCCTACGGTTATCGGTATCATGCCTATTTTGTATTCTTGAATATCCATTTCCTTGAACATGTCAACGAACATATCAATAGCAACATCCGTATCTATTGTTCCGTTCTCGTCCGTAATGAACAGCAGGGAGTTGTCTATCATGCCGTTTAGCTTTCCGTCAGCCTTTGAAAGATAATTATTCAAACCCCGTTTCAGCAACACCTTTGTTTGCGGCTTATTAGGGAAAAGCTCGTCTATCCTATATTCAACCCATTCTTGAATGGCGGTTTTAAAATCTCCCTTGAATTTATTTATGTCAGTTGCTTTCATTTCTTCGCCCCTTTCTTAGATTGTTCACTTTTCATTTTCTTATATTCAGCATAAGGCATGTCTGAATACTTTTCTTTGTATTCCTTGAAGTCTTCCAGTTCGGCATCCGTTTCCTTTTGTGCTGATTTTCTTAACCGCTTCAATAGGGTAAGATGATTGTCAAGCGCATCCTTTCCAGCTTGGCTCTGTTCAACTACCGGACGCATCATTGCCATGTATTGTTCATTCAATATCATGGTAATATGATTACTGCTTTCCTGAAACTCCTCTGTGGAAGCGATAATCTCACGTTCTTTTTCCGTCATTCCGTCCCATAGAGCATCCACCTCATCCCATACTGGAGACTGGCTTTTAGGTTGTTGCGTAGACTGTTGGGCTATATGTTGCTCATACATCCTTTTCTGCATCTCTACTTGCTGCTGGGCCTGTTGCAACTCTGCTATCTTGGAATCAAAGCTACTACCTCCCAATATAGGGTCATTTAAGAATATATTGTTCATAATTTCATTAGTCAGTGGTTGATAATTGGAAAGTGGAAAGCATGCCCGTAGGCATACCCTCCACTGACCGTTTACTTTTTGCGCTTGGTCTTGCGCTTTGGCTTTTTAGGCTGTGGGAGCCGGATTGCTGCCGGGGCAACAACCACATCTCTGACTGGGAAACCCGGTCACAGTAGGAGTGCTCGGCAAAGTTACGACACCCTTGATGTTACGACAGTCAAGTCTGTCTGTGTGGTTGATAGACGCAGTGAACGCCTTGTCGATCTCACACATGATAAGCTTGTCTTGGTAAGGACGGATAGCAGCACCTACTGCAACTTCCTTTTCAAGTCCGCTGATACGGGCGTTAAGTTCGTCGAACCCGTCACGCTGGCTCTTATACAAGCCAAATGCAGCGTTGTTCAACTTGTCTGTCTGAACATCATAGAGGTCACGCATGGACTTGTACAGCCCGAAGTCTCCGTCTACCTGTGACTTCCACAAACCGAACTTTTCAGCGACATCCGTATCACGATGCTGGTACATCAGATTCAGAGTGTTCATCTTCAAGCCCCACATCTCGTTAGTAAGCGCCAACTGGGCTTCACATGAATGTGAATAAGCACCGAACGCGGTAGGAGCCGCACCGTTACGCCCTGCGATAGCATCACTTACTGTGTTGATGTTTACGTTCTCAGGCATATTGCCACCGAACCCGAAACCACCACGACCGCGGCCCCAAATGGCGGCTGCGCCCAATGCAGTACCGATGATACCTGTTGCGAGTGCTGCATTACCAACGCCTTTTGAAGCATATTCCTTACGATTTTCATCGTGAACATACTCCTTTTCCTTGATAATTTGTTTTACTTCTGCTTCCATAATAACTATTTTTGGAATTACAGCCACTATTGACTGCTCAGCAAAGGACAGGATAAGTCATTTGTTAATCAAATAGTTATTTGTAAGCTGTTTGTAAGTTGCTTGTTTGTTTCTTGTAAGAACAAATCAACACTCATTTTCTGCTTTCTGCGAATAAAGCCGTTCTTTAACGAGTTAATACGTTGCTGGCTCATGCCTGAATACTTCTCTATCATCTTCTCTGTGAATCCGGCCCTTATAAGCCAGTCTACAAGGATGGACCGGGCGTCTACGTACTTCTCCTCATGCGAGGTAAGGAACTTGTCTAATTCAATGTCCGCAATCTCACAGACTGCCTTTTCCGCTTTCTCGTAAATTCTTTTTAATTTCTCCATTTCAAAAAAAATATTAGGGTTATACAAAAACAAAACATCACGAAAACCGTTAATAGCTAATGAAAGCCCTTAAACAGTCCTCGTGATGTTTGCCCGTTGCGGATTGGTAGTCAGTACGGGTTGGGGCTTTCTTTCTACTCTAAGCCCCGAAAGAGCGTCAGCTAAAGCCAACTTCTACACTTATTTCTTTTTTATCCTTATGGCAAGCCAAATAACGGCCAATGCGACACATGCAATGTTTAGCATCATGCTCGCACCTCCGTAATTGATTTTAAACCGTTCCCACCATGATAGTTTCCTTTCCACAGGATAGGGCTTTGGCACCTCAATTCTTCTTATCTTTTCAACAAAGTAAGGTATTTTGACTGTCACCGTAGATTGGGGATAGATCCCTAATGAGTGGTTCAATATCCCCTTATTCCAAGACGCATAACTATAAGCATACGGGTTATGCAGGAATGACACAGTATCGCGGGTAGACACGCTGTCTTTATAAGGTATCAGCTTCTCCTGAAACGTTGTATCGTGGTAGACTATACTGTCAAGCACTTTTGTTTCAACAGGCACATAGACCGTCCTCGTTCGGCACGAGGCAAACACGAACACCAGCAGCATAGCCAGCAATCCAACAGACGCCCAAAACAATAGATTTCTTAGTTCTTTCATGGCATTATCCTTTGAAATATATGACTTTACCCTTTGTTCCGTCATTACGCATATCAAGATGCACCCACGTAACATCCTGCTCCAGTCTTATGGGATAAGGAAGAAGTATTTGGTTTGCCTTAATCCAGTTGCGCACCTCAAGAGCCGTCATACCTTTTACATCGAAATCAATGCCCGTACCTTGCATGTGTGCCGATACGTACACTTTTTCAAGCCTTGTCTTTTCTGCAACAAGCTGGCAGACGTTGCATCTAAAACCTCGCTGTGTCAGATTACCGCCTACCTGCCAATTATTCACATAGATAGGCTTGCCGAGTTTCTCCCTGATAACAAGCAGTGTTTCCAACAGGCGGTTATCAAAGAACTGCCAAGCGTTATCACCGAACTTCTCGTACACGTGCCGGCATACAAGTTCCTGAATGTCGAAGTAGTCTTTAATATTCATTTCTTTTCCTCCTTATCCTTCGTTATTATCTCGCTAACATCTTCCTTATCAACATTAAAAACCTTTTTGCAGAATACGCCCAAAGCCTTTAATACATTGAAATCATACCCTTTAGGCTTTAATATGTTGCTTATAATAGAACAAAACTCTATAAAGCACACAAAGAGACAGGAATATATATCAATGTTCCACTTGTCCCCGGAAGCAATGTTTATCATCACAACCATGCAGACAAAGGCAAAGTAAGTTACCATTTTACCCATAGTACGGCGTATGGCTCCGGAGAAACGTACTTCCTCATTCATTAATAAACTCTTCCTAACTCCAAACGCCAAATCGCAGATAATAACTGCAAATGATACTATCAGCCAAGGTATCATGTGTTCCAATGACCGTACAATAAAGCTGCTTGCTATCACCGCGAATCCACCCGGTATGCTTTGGGTAATAATGTTTTCTTTCATTTTATCGTTATGTTTGAATTTCTTCTTATATTTGTATCATTCATAGTATCAGAACTAACTACTGCGCATCCCCGTTTGGCTCGTGAGAGTAGAGCGGGGGTTATTATTACTCAGGATTATCTACCCATTCGCCTGTATCCATGTTTTGATATCGGCTAAACAACACACCCGCCTTACCATTGACAACAATAGTCAAACTGACAAACAGGAATTGCGTGTATTCCATTCTTGGCGAATAGAAACTGCCTGACATTCCGAATGATTTAGTCTCTCCCGGCTGTGCTCCAGTTGTAACCGGGCCAAAATAATCACTGTCTCCTTCACTATAATTTTCAATATAAGCCGTTATCTCTACATTGTGGGTTACATTGCCATTGTTCTTTATATAACCGCTAACATCATATACAAGCCAAGCAGGCTCATCGTAATTCACAGTTTCTGTATATAGTACCTTTGGATAGCCAACCAGCTCATATTGAAGCGTAGGATTGTAGGTGCTTTTAAGAGCCGCCCTCCCATATCCGGAATTAGAATCAGGAGCTAAGTAATATTCAGCTCCTGACGGAGGAGGAGCGGATTCATTTCCGCCTGTGTACATGTTAGGAGAAAGTATGGTGTACATGTCTATTGTATCACCTTCTTTCCAGCTTTGAAGAAGTGGAACGCTTAATGTGTCTGACGAAAAGTATTGTAAGGTTGTGGCGGACGTCCTGTATGCAGATTGGTTTCTCGTCCTGTTCAAGGCCATTATTCCCGGATACCAACTAAGTTCATCGGAATGTACGTCTTTTGCCCTGATATTTCCTTCAGGTAAATCAAAATCATCATCTATATCCAATGTCACATAATTGTATCTATCAGGTTCATCTATGCTTAGCTCTGCCGGGAATCCAGTTCTTACCGGGGATATAGCAGCGCTGTTATAACCTCTGAAATCCTCCAGTCTATAAGGCTCGGCCACTCCTCCCCTTGGTATATTGTATCCCCAAGATATGTCACCACCTATGTTAGAAGTGTCTACTTTTACCACATAAATACCGTATCGAGCATCATTAAAATCGGAATCGGACATTCCAAAATCTTTCCTATATCGAACAGGTTTGCTCTTTGAAAACTTATTAATTCTTGCATCCGCGGTAAAGTAACTTGGCGCATAATTGATATTAACACTGCCTCCTGCATCACGCAGGACCGCACCTACTTCGGAACTTAAATCGACATCGGCATTAGGTACAATAGCCATATCATACCTCCTTCCGTATAATGGTGATACCACCAGTAACAGCAATAGACATATCACTGTCACCGTCAATCTCGTAGTCTCCATGTACGACCCTGTCCGCTTCATATAGGCTTTCATCTGCATAGCAATTCCAATTAGAGGATTTTACCCCCCCCCTCGCAAGTTGTTGATAACCAATAGATTGCCAATAACTAACAAATCAACCTTTACCTTTTTCATGACACAACCCCTTTCTGATTAGTTACTTGAACACGTCAAATACACCCTCTATTGCAGTGCGCAGGATGTACGGGTAGTTCTCCGCATACTTCTTCAAGGCTACTGCCTGTTCTTTTGTCACCTTTGACTGGCCTGTCTTGTAGATTTCGCGGGCTACTTCCACCTCGCCCAATTCCTTGGACTGGGAGTATATCACGTTGGCAAACTGCTTAACCAATATGCCAATCTCACCGTCACCGTCTACGAATATCTTAGACTTTGAGCCGTCAATGTTCTCTACTTCTGCCTTGGTAAAGTCAATGGCTTTCAACTCTTCTTTTTCTTTCTTATCTTTTTTATCTTCCATGATGATTAAGTTTAATGATTATGCAATTACAGTGAGATAGGGTCTGAAGCGGCTACCTTAGCTTTCGCGTCGGCGATAAAGGTGTTGACGGCTGCGGTAATCTCGCATTGTTCCTGCTTTTCTCCTACATTGTGGTTGATGCTCAGGTTCTCGTTGCCGTAGCTGTTGAAAGTAGCCACCTGTGAGCCGTCTTTCTTCACTGTGCCTGAATTGATGTTACCCACAATGCCGTTGTTTATCTCGGCATCCGCTTCAATGTCATAGACCTTAGATTCGTCTACGGAGTTATTCACTCTTACTGTTGCTCTCACTAACTTTTCATAAGCCACTTTTTCTGCGGCGGTTGTTGATGTACTCATAACTTTTGTTTTTATTGGTTACTATTCTATTATTATCATATTGTCATTTGCATCTACTTGCATCGATGTGATTTTCATTTGGGAAAGGCCGATTATTCCCAATATCTCTATCCCGGTCTCACGCTCTATGCTGTTTCTCACGCCTGATATGTCGGTAATGAGGAACTGCGGAATATCTTTCCCGCCAAACCGCACAAGCGTATTGCAGTAATACACATCTTCCATTTCACCGCCGGCACCAACAAGAGAACCGGGGTATTTGCGTCCTCTCACGATGTCGAACTTCTTTACCTTGTCCTCGGCAATAAGCCCAACACTCGCACCTGTATCAATAAGGAAGAAGCCTTTCTTTCCGTTTACCTCAGCTTCAATGATAAGCCGCTTGTCTGATAATGATTTGAACTGTTTCATGGTCTTGATTATTATGGTATTGTATCCTCTATTGATATGGTAGCCTGTCCTTCCACGCGTCCTACACCGCTACCGTAGTAAACCTGTATGTATCTTGCATTATAAGAGATATCCCCTGATATATTGGCTGTCTTATCCTGATAGTAGAAACTATCCCCGGCAGGTACGGTCTGACTGTCTACGGTGGTAACTCGTCCTATTACGTCCTCGTTGGAGTTAAGAAGAACAACCGTAATAGTTCCTGTTGTCAATGAGCTTCCCGTACCGTTCTGAATGGTAAAGCCGTAATGCAGTGTGTTCATGTCCGAGCTCAAGAAGAAACCGTAAACCAGTATTCTTACAACCGGGGATGCGTAACGGACTGTAAGGGTGCTTTCTGTGTTCGGGATAGGATACATCGTAGCCGCCGAAGGACTGTCCCCGAGATTAAACGGCAAAGTAGACAGGAAGGGAACTAAACTCCATGTCCTTGTGGTTGTGTACGGATAATTCTTTAGAGTAACTCCTATCGTATTATCTCCGGCCGTATAAGAGCCTATCTTGCTGGTGTCGGTCCCGGCTATCTGCGTAGAACCATCAAACAAGAGCGCACCCAAATACATATCAGTAGCGTATATGCCCGATGCCTTGATAAAGAACTCGGAAATGCTGATCTCATAGTCGTTGGGCTGCTTCCAGTTCCACCACAATGTAAGATTGCTGGTACTCGGAGACATGTTTACCGTTCCCTGTGTATTCTTCCCAACGGGAAACTTGGCATCCGTATAGTATTTCCTAAAGTCACTAAGGCGGTAAGGCTCATTCTGTCCACCTCTTGGATAAGCATACGTCCAATCGGGAAACGTGCCGTTACGAAGCGCTGCTGCCATTACCGACACCGCACCATAGCCATGTTCCTCCGTAACCTCTATACCGAAGTTTACCGACTGTAAATCGCTATCTGTAAGGTCAAACAACTTAGTGTGTCTGACAGGCTTATGCTTTGCGTTTATATTGATGTTTTCAGGACGGAAGAACGTAATAGCATTGTTCACATCCACATTACCCCCTGCATCCCTCAGCACCGCACCGATGTTGTTTGTCAGGTTAATATTGGTATCAGGTATTATTGCCATTATGCTGCCCTCCTTTCCAGTTCGATAATACGGTTTTTCATATCCTCATTCTCGCGTTTTAATCTTTCTATCTCTGTTTCGTGTCTGCCAAAATCCTCTATCAAAAATCTTTGGAAATGCTTTGCCATAGACAGTACGCATGTAGTTGCAAGCACATCATAACTCATTGTGAAGAAGCCCTCATTGTCTGTGTCTGTCACCTGTGGAAGAAATACGTTCCAATACTGGGCGCTCGTTCCTGCTCTGACCTTGCATTTTTCATCTGTCTTGAAAGTGTAGTCGAAAAGGTCAGCGTTTGCCATTACGTCAAGAGGTACGATGATGCTGTTCAGGACGTTCTTCTTTCTTAAATCGGAGTACATGGTTATTCCGCCAGTGGCAAGGAAATTTCCGGATTGGTCTATTGACGCTGCAATAGCGCCGTTATTTCCGGTAGTTATAAATGCGATACTCGAATTTGTTGCGACCAAACGAAGAAACATGCCGCTTCTTAAAGATGACAGAGTTAAATCACCGTTTGTGTAGTTTCCAAGTCCGCCAATGTCATTCCCATACCACGTACACCTATAATTGGTTGCAAGAATATCTCCATTTACATGAAGCTTATAACTTGGCGATGTAGTGCCTATGCCGACGTTGCCGCCACCCACACAGCAAATTAAGTTATTAGGAGAAGCATGCTGTAAGTACAGATGATCGTTATAATTATTTATCTCACTACCTCTTCCGCTATCATTTCCGTTGTTATCTGTCTCAATGCAGATATTAGCAAATTTAGCTCCTCCTGTTACATTGTTTGTGCCGTCAAAAGGCTTACTGAATATTGTGCGAGGGGTCTCCAATCTAACGGCCTTTTGAACTAAGTAATCGTAACTTTTGGTGTTTAATACCCCTTGATTACCTACGGACGTGGTCGGCTCTACATAGACAGGATAATTACTATCACCGCTAATTTCCGTTCTTTCGTAATACACATTTATACCTCCGCGATAATCAGTGCATACCGTATATTCGCATCCACCGCCTCTTAGATACACAACAAGCGCACCGACAGAATTACCAGCATGTTCAGCTTTTGATATTAAGTTGGCATATGGCTGTCTAACATATTTTGTAACGATATATCCGCTGTTTCCGTCCCAACCATGATAACGTCCTTCGTACATGGCCCACATGGATGAAGTGCCATTACTATGATTTCCCGGATAAGAGGGAGTTCTGCTTCCTAAGTTTTTATATATGCTAATTCTACTGTTCCATGTTTTTGTGCCATCTATTGTAATAACCACCGGATAGTATGTGTTTGCATCTCCTTCGACATTGATTACCTGCTCGTTTCCCCATGCGGTAAAGGCTTCGTTCATGCTTGAGAACATGTCTCGTTTGTTGCCATTATCGAATATCTTATGACCAAGCCTTGTTAATGTGCCATCTTTTGCAACGTTAAACAAAGCTCCAAGATTTACATCATCCTCATTTAGCACTCTGAATACAGAACCATTATCACCTGAGCCGAATGCTGTAACACAATCATTTGTTATGGCTAATCCTCCAGTGTCACTGGGCGCGTCATATCCGTTAGTCTGTATGTATAGAGCCTTAGTGTTGTTAGCAGCACTAATATCGTGCATAACAATACCACTAATAGTCGCATCTCTATAACCTATGATATAAGCTGCACCTGAATTAGCAGAAGACCTACCATAAATATCAGAATCATTTGACATTAGCAATGTTCCCGTCATCGTATCCCCTGCCTTGTTGACGTAGCGGTTATCCAGTTCGGCAGAATAGTTATTTGTAGTAAGTATTTTATATCCGTCAATTCCCCACCTATCACCATAATATCCAAGTCTTGATAATACTGATCCTTTGCTATTAGCTGCTCCAATTAAGGCGTGATTATCATCATCCCTCATTATTAGCTTTACGTCAGACTGTGTATCAATAAATACTGTCTGTCTAAATTCCTTAGATCCGTATATTTGTTGATGTGTGTCAATTGTTACCGCATCCGTAATCCCATAGCCGCTTAGAGTAGTAGGATGAGATGACAGCTCACCAAACGAATAACTCGGCTTGTTCGGCTGCTTGGCCCAAGAATACACGTCACTTGCCGGCAATGTGGTTGGGTAATTAGGCAATGTAATAAGCTTCGTGGTTTCATCAGGGGAATAGGTTGTGCCGTTAAGGATAATCCCGTCTACCGATCCACCGCCAACACCGCCTATTACGCTTAATACACCACCCTCTTTTGACAAGGTGGTATTGTCAATCGGAAGCGCATCAAGAATGGTTGATGCCGTATGACTACCTTGTGCAAACATGGTAAGACTACCTGTCAAAATCAAATCACCGTCTAACTCAACCACTCCGTCAGAATGCTTCTTCACAAGTATATCACCGATATTTAAGCCGTTTATGAATGACTTGATACCTGTAATGTCCTGTGCACCTGATTTGGTTACGTAATCGGCTAATAGTCCGGATATGTCGTTTTTGGTGTATGCGTCTGTGATGCCATAGCCTGCAATAGTGGTAGGCTTATTCTGTATCTCGCTGAAATCATAGGTTGGTTTGGTGGCGCCTATCCATGAGGGTTTGTCCGAAACATTCTCCCAATTGGTAGGGAACACTGACGGTTTACCGCCAATTTCATCCCATGAGTAAGAGGGCTTTGTGCTACCTATCCAGCTGGGTTTTCCTGATATGTTACCCCATTCAAGCGAAGTCGGATAATTAGGCAAGGTGATTATTCCGTCCTCATTAGGAGTGTAAGTATTACCGTTAACCACTATACCATTGGCAGTACCCTTTCCACCTGTTGCGACAAGCTTTCCGTCAACCCACTGTATTGTCACACCGTCTATTGGAAGACCTTCGTAGATTGAAGGGACTTGAACGTCTGCGCCTGAGTACATGGTTACTCCGTAGGCGGTAATCAACGGTTTGGTTAAGAACAAGTATTCCTTTCCGTTATCGTCAACCCTCTCTTCAAGATTTCTGTCCCAAACGACTTTGTCAAGCTTCTTTCCGAGAAAATCATCTATCTGATCTCTCGAATAGCTGTCACTTCCATTACCGCCAACTCTTGCAACCTTATCCTTATTTGTTTTTATGAAGATAGCAGGGTCTTCATCTGCATTACATACATATATTTCCCCGTCATTAAGTCCGTCGAGCCCGTTTCCGCCCGGAGTAGATATATTAGGAGCTTTAGCCCTGTTGTTTTCAAGGTCGCTCCCATGCCAATTTATTTTATTTACCCTCTTCTTTATCATACTTCCACTGTTGTTACGTTAGTAAAAGCTGATTTGTCAGCCTTGAACTGCAATAGCTGCCCGTCTGTGGCATTATCAATCACAAATGCCCCATATAATGGCGGAGATGCTGGTTCGGGAGTGCCTCCGATACCGGCAATATCATTATATTGTTGTTCAAGAGCGATCGAGATGTAGAATAATTGGCTTGATTCAATAACCTGTGTAATTTCAGGTACTGAACCCTCGGAACGCACGAATTTCGTCCCGTCAATTTCCACCATTGAAAGGCATAAGATGCGGTTTAAGTGTTTGGCAAACCAATATGGCACGCCTTTTGAGCTTCCGATTGTAAGGGTATAAACATCATACGGGACTGCGTATAACTCCTCTATCTCCTGCATCTGATTGCGGTATTGCTCGTTGCTTATATGAGAAGTATATCCTTCCGGCTTAAATCCGGCTTCTACCCGGAACTCAAACACCTGTTGAGTATCGTTTATCCAAAATATGCTATCAAAAGCGGAATTATTACTCTTGTGAGAATACCTGATAAGCGTTGTTTCCTCTAATATAATATCAGAGGAGCACACCTCGAATGGCTCTGACGCATTACCATTGACAGTAACCGTATATTTTGCATCATCCAGCCCGCTAAGGACTGCATAATACATTAATACGTTATCATTTTGATTGTATGTAGAAAGAGATACAGGAGTAGAGGTCTCGGCGACAAGGTTGTTAAGTGTTACTGACACCTCCTCCGAAGCGCTCGCAAACACCTGTATATGGATTTTATCAGAAGTGTGGAACCTCTGAATGTAGTCCATTTCCAGCCCAAACTTATTTTTTATAGGTGAGAAAAAAAGAGGGCAAACATCACCAACCTTTACCATGTCTTTTCGTCCTTTTTACGGTGACGTGCAACTTTACACGTCCTTTGCAAATGTACATACTATTTAGAATAATTCCAAATAAGAACCAATAAATTAAATAAATTATTATCTTTGTATCGCCATGTGATGTTGCATGGAACTCAAAATCAGGACTTATGGCAAACGAATTTGTAATTACAGATGTAGTAAGTAAGGAGGCTTTACAGCAATTAACCAATTTAACTAATAAATTTACTGAGGTTAAAAAAGCATACGAGGATTTAGGGAAAGAGTTAGCTAAATCATATAGCATTCCTGTTGCCAACTATGACGATTTGACCAATAAGGCAAGACTATTTGAAGAAACTCAAAAAAAGTTGATTTCAACAGAAAAAGAACTTTCCAGTATTCAAAATGAGTATAAATCTCTTTTGAAAAACATTGCAGAGGAGACCAAAAAAGCCACAAAAGAAGCCTTAGAACAGGCAAAGGCAAATGATTTAAATGCACAAGCAGAGTTAAAAGCCGCTAAAGTAGAAACGGAAAGATTAAAGCAGCAAAAGATGCTTAATCAAGAAAAGAAAAAACTTAAAATTACCACGCAAGAAGCTATCGCTCTGACTAACAAGGAGGTTCATTCTATCAATGAAGCAAAAGAACAAAACAAACTTCTTCGTATTGCGGTTGCCCAAGTTACTGATGCAGAAGATAAGGACAACAAGGTACGCCAGCAATTAAATAATCAAATAGCCAAGAATACAGAATATATACGCAGGAACACAGATTCATATACCAAACAGAAAATGTCTATTGGAGCATATAGAAACGAGATAAAGGCTGCAATAGTCGAATTAAGAAATGGAAACAACACATTTAGAAATTTAGGTATTGTAGCTAAAGGATATGGAAACATCTTAAAAACAAATGTGGTTAGTGGGCTCAATGAGGTTAGAATCGGAGTAGGTTCTATGATAAAAGGAATGGTTGGGGCACAAGCCGTCATTACCGGATTTCAAAAGTTAATAGGTTTATTTAAGTCGGGTGTACAATCTATCGTTGATTTTGAAGCTGCAAATAGCAAATTGGCGGCAATTTTGGGCACTACGTCTAAAAACATAAAAGACTTAACGACTGATGCTCAACGATTAGGGGCAGAAACCAAATATACAGCATCACAAGCCACAGCCTTACAAATAGAGCTTGCTAAATTAGGGTTTTCTAAAAATGAAATTCTGCAATCAACAGAGGGAATTTTAAAATTTGCACAAGCAACTGGTTCGGAGCTTCCGGAAGCAGCAGCTTTGGCAGGAGCTGCACTTAGAATGTTTAATGCAGATACATCAGAAACAGAAAGATATGTATCCGCAATGGCAGTTGCTACAACAAAGAGCGCATTATCGTTTTCTTATCTGCAAACAGCGATGCCTATTGTTGGGCCAGTAGCAAAAGCCTTTAACTTTCAAATAGAGGACACATTAGCGTTACTTGGCAAATTAGCCGATTCTGGATTTGATGCTTCCATGGCCGCAACAGCTCTGAGAAATATATTTCTTAACCTTGCTGATAGCAATGGTCAATTAGCAAAATCATTAGGAGGATCAGTTAAGACGTTGCCGGAACTCGTAAACGGACTAAAGAAATTGAAGGAGCAAGGTGTAGACTTAAATACAACTCTTGAACTAACGGATAAAAGAAGTGTTGCTCAGTTTAATACATTGCTTACTAATATTGATGCGCTTATTCCTTTGAGGGAACAAATAACAGGAGTTGAAGAAGAACTTGGGAATATGGCAAATACGATGGGAGATAATGTACAAGGCGCAATTCTTGGATTATCATCCGCATGGGAAGCGTTTATGTTGTCTTTTATGGAATCTACTGGGCCAGCAAAGGATGTTATTAATTTTTTTGCAAGAGGTATTAGAAATATAGCCAATGACCTTAAGTCCTTAGAAGATAAAGAAAAAGATGCTATTCAAACCGCTATAAAAAATCAAGAAGAATTATATAAACAATCGAATGGAAGTAAAATTCTTATTGAAGATATTGAGAATGTATCAAAATCTTATATTGATGAAAACACTGACGCTACACAAGCCTTTATTAAATCAAGCAATGACAGAATTGCGTCATTAGAGAAAGAAAAAGAAAAAATTATTAAATTTAGAGATGAAAACATGAAGATGTATAAATCCCGAACAGAAGCAGTTATTAATGCGGATTTTTGGGATAGCGCTTTGAATCCTAATAAATTTAAGCAATTTAATAAAGAAAGAGATTACTATTTTGACGGATGGGTAAAAGGTGAGGTTGAGTTATCCAAAATTTATACTAAAATAAAAGTCATTACAGATGCGACTCGCCAAAAGAGTACGGAGATTACAGGAGGGAAAACAAAAGAACTATCTGATAAAGAAAAGAAAGCTTTAGAAAAAGCAGCTAAAGAACGTCTTCGTATTCGTGAAGAATTACAACAATCTGAACTAGACTTAATGGATGAGGGATTGGAGAAAGAACTTGCTAAAATATCATTGAATTATAACAAGCGAATTGCAGCTATTAAAGGTAATTCCAAGGAAGAACAAGCAACAAGGGAAAATCTTGCGAAAGCAATGCAACAGGCTTTGGAAGATAAGCAACTATCCTACGGGCTTGATAAAGAAAAAAAACGAATTGAGACCCAATTAGATATTGCAAAAAAAGGGAGCGAAGAGGAATATAAATTAAGATTGAAATTACTTGATAACGAAAGGGAGCAAGCTATAAATGCAGCTGTAAAAAACGGTGATGATGTTTTTCTTGTTGATGAAAAGTATAAGAATAAAAGATTGGATTTAGAAGAGAAATATGCCTCCGAAAAGAATAAGAAGATACAGGAATCTTATTCTTTTCAATCGGTTATTATAAATGCTGAAATGTCTAAAGAATTAGATGAAGTAGCTGCACAATATTCTCAAGGTTTAATAAATAAAGAAGATTACGAAAGGAAAAGACTGGAAATAACAGAAAAATATGCCATAAAGCAAGCGCAATTAGCCATTGATTTAGCTAAGGAGCAATTAAATACACCGGGTCTATCGGAAGAAGATAGATTAAAATTGAAAGAAAAGATAGCACAAGCAGAAATTGCTCTTGCAGAAAAAGTTAGAGATGCAGATATAAATGCAGCCGATGATGCCTCAGAAGCATATAAAAAGAAAATGGATAAAGTTGCATCTGTCATACAAGCTATATCTGAATTGTTAAGCGGATTTGCAGATTTGGGTACTGCTATTTTTGAAAGAAAAATGAAGGAAATTGAAGCCGAACAGGATGCTAATGATGAAGCATACGAAAAAGAGGTAGAGAGAATAGAAAAACTTGAAGAGAACGGAGCTATTTCCACCGAAGAAGCGGAAGCCCGCAAACGTGCTGCCGAGGATAAGACTAAACAGAAGGAAGAGGAAATAGCCAAAAAGAAAGCTGTATTACAAGAAAAACAAGCTAAATTCGATAAGGCAAACAATGTTATACAAACTATAATGTCTACTTCTTTGGCGATTATGAGAGCTTGGACGAATCCGTTTACTGCACCGGCAATAATTCCTTTAATTATAGCGCAGGGAGCAATACAACTTGCAACGATATTGGCCCAACCCATTCCCAAATACGCAAAGGGTACAAAGGATCATCCGGGAGGATTGGCTATTGTGGGTGACGGTGGAAAGAAAGAAGGTATCATAACTGATAATGGATTGTTTGTTACGCCCGATAAGCCCACATTGGTAAATCTACCGGCGCACGCACAGGTAATTCCGGACTTGTCTTATATATATGACAGAGACGGCCTAACATCCGATTATGGCATGATAGAAAAGAAGCTGAAAGATATGCGAGAAAGTGGCATAGTAGTCAATGTAAACAATGATTACAGCAGCCTTGAAAGGGAAATGAAAAGCAATACAAGGCAATTGCAGAACATCGGAAGAATGATGAAAAAAGCTAACCATATCGCAGATTACAATTGGATTTCAAACCGTATATAAACTATTGGATATGATATACAATGATTTAAGTAAGATAGCCCTTTCCCGCTTCATTGACATCTTTCTTGGAGATATTGACAAGGTTGTTCAAAGCGGGGCGCACAGCATAAAGGAAAAGGTTTTGGCTGCCGAGAAGCTGTGTAATGAATACTTGTCAATCATAGGCGGTAAATCAGCCGTTGCGCAGATAATCAGGAGAAACGAAGTCCTTAATATTCAAATACGGCTGAACTGTTTTTCCATGTGCGAAAAATTAATCTCTTCCGGGGACTGGGATGTAGTAGTTAGCATTATGGGAGCTTTAGGATACAGGTTCAAAGAAGATGAACATGAAAAGATAACAAATCGGATAAAGAGCGTTTCAGCTTCCGACAATTACAGACTGGCAAAGCTTCAGGAATCGGCCGCAAATTCCGGTAAGGTTAAAATGGATAGGGATTATTTCACGAAGGAAAGGGTTTCTCTCATGTCTCATGTGAAGATGCACATTGATGAGAACACCTTTTCTGCCAAAGAATACGCCTATATGGTTAGACGCATGTGTGATGAGATAGATGCTTTGATTCGTTCAACTTCAAAAAAGAAATAAGATGTATTATAGATGCGAGTTGCTGGTAGGAGGTAATGTATATGACGTAACAAATGACCTTGTCAATTGGGATGATGTAGAGATGTCTTTTAAAAGAAACGACTATGACGGTGTCGTGCGTAGTTTCTCAACCAAATTCGAGTTCTCAGGAGGAGCTTATTCTCTTCTTCTAAGAGAATATCAGTCAAACTATTTAAAGTCATCCGCTACGATTGTGTTTTATGTAAGAAACAATTCGTGGTTGTTGAACGAAAAGTTCAGGTGCGCCTTGGATTACTCCACATTCACATACACCGACATATCATGCGAGATTAATGCGGTTGACAATAGCCTTGCAAGTCTCATCAAGGCGAAAAAAGGCACGCAATATGAATACTTGGTTAGCGAATTGAAGGAGGCGGAACCTCTGTATTATGATAGGCTAATGATGGACAGCAAAATTGATTGGACTGTACCAAGCGACACCGAGGATAGTTCCGTATCTTACGAAATGACAATGGGAACAGCGGAACGCTATTATACTGTTCCGTTCTATATACTGTCTTCGGAAATAGCAACAAAAAATATAATAGAAGTTTTTGATTCTTCTTTAAATACCTATACTGCGTTAGACGAATTACATAAAAATTACTTCATTAAAAATATATCAGATCGCTCTATAAGCATGAATTTAAAATTGGGCATAAAGCTTAAAATCAGTGCTACTATGGGTAGTTTTCTATCTTTTCTTTGTGTAAAATACAACGAAACGAGCAAAGAAGAAAAAAAGATATATGAGATAAGTAAAATGAAAACGGACCCCATTTACGTTATTACGATAAATGAAAACATTGTATTAGAACCCCAAGAAAGCCTAATAATATATTTTAATTACCCACATATTCCGGTTAATATACCGACAACTGCCACTTTTTATGATATGTCCACGCCTCTTACTATAAGCTTTATGGAAAGAGACACTCCGGCTAACATTGGCGTAATTAAACCCACAACCTTATTAAACAGGCTTCTTAAGTCAATTACAGGCGACAATAGCGTAATCGGAGAAATTACCAGTACAACTGATGCACGTTTGGATAAAACAGTAATTGCGCCCGCCGAAAGTATCAGAGGAATACCAAATGCTAAAATCTATACATCCTATACCAAATTCGCAAACTGGATGAGTTCTGTTTTCGGGTTTGTTCCCGTTATAGGTGATAACAAGGTAACGTTTGTGCACAGGGATGCTTTGTTTCAGGATAAACAAGTGAAAGACCTGAAAGACGATACGGTAGACCTGAATTATAATGTAAGCTCCTCTATGATATATTCCCGGCTAAAAGTAGGATATGACAAACAGGACTACGACAGCGTAAACGGACGTGATGAATTTCATTTCACAAACGAATACACCACCGGAATTACTCTCACAGAGAACGCGAAAGAATTGATAAGCCCATATCGCGCGGATGCATACGGCATAGAATTTCTTGCCGCAAAAAGAGGCGAAGATACAACGGACAATGACAGTGATAGTGATATATTCTTTGTAGGTGCCGCACTCGAGGGAGGAAAGTATAAACTTGTACGAAGCGGATACACCATATCCGGCGTTATATCTCCGTCTACCATGTTTAATGCCATGTATTCGCAGCGCTACATGATTGAAGCGAACGCACGCTACCTTGCCGCCTTTGCAGAGCAGTTGTCTTTTACCTCCTCTGACGGCAATAGTGATGTTGAGATTAACGGAGTAAGAGAAACCAACGACATAGCATTAGGTAATAGGCTATTTACAGTTGGGGAATTATCGGTAGAAACAGGCGATCAGGGAACACCCTCTGATTTATCAGGCTATATACGGATAGAGAAGAACGGGAACATATATAAAGGGTTTGTAAAAAGCGTAAGTTACAATCATGGAAAGGCAAAACCTGTAAAGTATTCACTGATAGTTAAGAGCGTAGAATGAATATATAGAAAAAGCCAGATGTAGTGTCTGGCTTTATTATTTTATCTAAATAACAGTCAATTTATAAGCTTGCAAGCCACCTCTTGCCCTTTCGAGTATTCAGCCAAAGAGCAAATAAAAAGGCTAAAGCTCCAGAACCTCCCAAAACGATTAACAAACCTTCCATAATTACAGTTCTCTTAACCACTTCTTTCCGGATTTGGTTTTAAACCATATAAGGATACCGCCGCCTACGATTACACTTACAGTATATACTAAACTCAACATATCCATAATCAAACTACTATTTTAAAATTGCATTTCCTATTCTAATAAAAATAATGGTAGAAAATCCACCTATAATCACCCTATATATATCAAGTGTGATATTCATATCTGGTTTCATAGAAACGATACCACCTATAACAAGTCCCGCAAAAGAAAGTTTTGCTAAATCAAAGAATAATCCTGCAAGTTTTTCACGCCTTACCTTATCCTTTTCCTTTGCCTCTTTCTTAACTTCTTGTTTTTCGCTCCAGCTTCCCATACCACCTTTATTCTATAATATTGTAGAACGACAGAACGAACGACGCAATTTAAACATAACACTACCTAACAATGTTTACTACATTGTTAATAATATTATTTCCGACACAAATTAAAGCAGAAATAGGGATGTAACCAAAACATGAGACGGATTTCTTTGTAATTTAGAAATGGTCTAAATAATAGATAAAATGTAAATACTACAATATAGATGTTCTATATGTCGTTAAGAGTTGAATCTGATAATTTTGCCATTTCATCTAACTCTCTTCGGGCTATTTCCATTGCTGTCTTTATATTTTCGTATGTTATTTGTACGTGAAGGAATTGAGTAAGCCTTATTTGTAAATCTTCATTTTCATATATTATGCTCTCCTTCCCACCCATTTGATATTTCTTAATAGAAAAATCTTCTTTATTATATTTAGTATCATATATCTCTTTAATTTCATTGTACATACTTTCTAAACTCATTACCCCTAAAGGGAATACGAGGCTTAGTTGATATAATTTACCTTCATAATAGTCCAATAATATTACGGTTTGTAACTTTTCTCCTAATAAGGTGTAAAAATCATATACATACTTATCTTCAATTGCATATATACGATTTTGGGTTATTAGATGTTTGATATGTTCATTTGCGTCATTTGGAGACATACCAAATTTAAAACCCAAAAATATATTTTCTGTAATATTTTCAGTGATTTCATCATTCGATACAGATTCTTTTTCTATATTATTTTTAAAACGATTAAATATTTCCATACTATAAAATTACCAAGTTATCAAATCATAAACGTCTCCAGAAGGCGATACATTACATTTATAAAAAGTTCTTATTTTTGCTCCAAAAGAATTATCTGCATCTACATAAGATTGTATTGTAACACTTCCGTCCTCGTTTACTTTGTATTTACTTTCTTTATCATATTCATTTGCAAATTTAGCTGTTGAGGGAGATTTTAAATTTCTTTTCACTTCTTTTTTAGCTGCATCAAAAGCAGAAGATACTTTATAGTAATCTTTATGAATTTCTTTTTTCCCACCACCCTCTATTGCCTCTTTACGATTTATATCTTGACAAGTTACATACAATATTAACATCACCCCGATGACGACTATTGATTTTATAAATACGCCTTTTGATATTTTCAAAAGCATTCTCTTGTCCAAAAAACTTATAATTTTACCACTTAGTATAAATACTATACAACATCCAATAATTATCAACCAAAATAAAGTACGTGCTTCCATATTATTACTATCACTGTATTACATTATACTATATTGTATCACAAATATAATACAATATTCGGGAAGCCAATCTAAAATGAGAAAAAAGTAATCCAAATAATTTATTTTTCAATAAGAGGTTTGATATTTCAAAGATAATAGCTATCTTTGCGGTGCGACAGTTTTATATACATATTTGGATTGGGGATTTTTTATGCCCTATATTGAACTACTGCCCAAAATATAAGCAGAGGTTTCTCCGTACATATTCGCCCCAAGCCGATATGGAACTGTCGCAAGTTGGAGAAATTCTCTGCTTTCTTTATTTATTAACTTTTAATTTTCATTGTTTATGCGACAGTTGAATGAAAATTACTCAAACAGCAATAACATTGCTGTATTAAGTACGTCCACTCACGAAACGAGTAAAACTTTCTCCTACAATGGCAACGAGGTACTTTTTGACATCAAAGACGATGTTATGGTTAACGCCACACAGCTTGCTAAAATCTACGGGAAGCGTCCCAATGATTATTTGTCCTTACCTGCTACAAATCAATTAATTAACGCCATTACAAGAAAATATGGTATTGCTGAAAATCAATTAGTTAGAACAGAAAGAGGTGGAATAGCTCCCGGTACTTGGATGCACAGATTAATAGTAGTTGATTTCTGCCAATGGTTAGACATTGATTTGAAACTGTGGTGTACTGAAAAACTCGATGAATTGATGCGATACGGCATGACCGCCACTCAGCCGACTTTGGAACAGATGATAAACAACCCCGACCTTGTTATCAGCCTTGCCACACAATTAAAGAACGAACGTGAGGAAAAGGCAAGATTAGAACAAGAGAAGAAGCGTCTTGAAGATAAAACTGCCAGACAGGAACCTTTGGTGTCATTCGCCGAATCCGCTTTCAAAGCAGAGGGCAAAGCAGACATAGGCCAAGCCGCAAAGATTCTCAACCTCGGTTTCGGGAGAAACACCCTTTTCAAGAAGCTAAAGGAAGTGGGCGTATTTTTTAAAGACAGGAACGAACCGAAACAAAAGTACATTGACGCCGGGTATTTTGAAATGACGCTGTTACCACCTATACACAGAGACAGTCACCCCGACATATTATATCAGAAGGTACTTTGTAAACCCAAAGGACTTGCTTACATTAATTATTTATTCGGTGGAAAGCCTTCTGACGGGAAAACGGCAAAAATAAAATAACCCAAACAACCCAGTGGGTTAAATTCAACCCAAACAACATTACAATCACAGCCGATGTGCTGATTTTAAACCTAAAACAAATATTTTATCTACATGAGAACAAATACATCCGATTTGGTGAGACAAATGAGTATAGTATCAGAAGAACATGAACAGGTTCTTAGAGAGTTGAAAAACATGCAATCTGTTGTAAAGTACATAAGCCATTTGCTGGACGCTTACAACATCGTATCAGGACGCGTAGACGAATTGCAGGAAGAGATAAAGGCACTAAAGCGTGGAAAAAACAACAAGACGGATACCCCAACAGATGGCACAAAGACACACAGAGTTGAGAAAACAGTAATGCCTAATATGCGGATAATAATGGGGCTTAAAAAGTAAACTTAAGAGGCGGGGTAACTCCCGCCTTTGTTCTATTTTTAATATTTTTCAATTTGAAGGCAGAAAAATTACGGGGGTTATACAAAAAATGATGTTCTATTTTTAATATCAGAACCAAACATACTCTATAAATACACCTTTAAACATCTCTCCCCGCGGGCAGAAATTGAATATTCCGCCATTCTCATACAAGACATACACCTTACCCTCCATTTGGGCCACTTTCCTTGCAAGCATCCTCATATTGGCTATGTCTGCCATTCTCTTTTTGTTTTCGCACGCACACCCCATTACAAGCCGAATTTTCTGAAATAATCTTCAATACCTTGTTTTAGACATCTTCTAAAAAATGTTTTCCGGGCATAGGAACCGACACGATAAATTGCCTGACCGTATTTCTTTTCTATATCGCTGCTGAAACTGACACCCTCACTTCCTATTTTTAGCCCCTTGTCTGTCGGAGTAGCCGTAATTGAATCGTGAAACTCACCTGTAATTATAAGGTTAGGTGTTCCCTTTGAACTAACAGGAGCGTTTATCAAAGAAGAATACAATAGAGGAGCAATCCTATTTTTAAACGCGGCGTATCCCTTAGCGTTTTTATACCAATATCCGGCCTCTTTAGTATTAAAATATGGATCATTGAAGTAGGTAGGACGTAATGGTTTGTCGTTTCCGTTAATACCTGACCATAACTGCTCTACGATATATTGTGAAACCTCCTCCCTATTTTCTACCATTACACCCCGTATCATAGGTTCGAACCCCTCAACGAACTGTTTTACGGCTTTTTCCGCATCAATTATATTAGCCATAACAAATACAATTAAGGGGTGAACAAAATGAACACCCCTAATTAATATACACAACACAGTTACATATCACCGTCTTTCTTCTGCCTTTGAACACCGGAAGAGGCTATATCCTCGTAAATTGAAGAAAGCACCTTTTCGCGTTCCTCTATCGGACGGTCAAGAAAAAACACATCCTTATGAGAGTTTATGAAGTCCCTCTTCTTCATGTTTCTTACTCTCTCATCGTTGAATGTAATTCCTTCTACTTTCATCCCCAAGCCTCTATGCCTGTGATTCCGGCTCCTTGCAACACAGAGGGGGAAGCAAGCGTCGGTTCTCCCTCGCCTACGGTAATAACACCGTTTGCGTAGGATACACTTGTTGCACCGGGTAATGCAGTAGTCGCATTTTCTTGAAGCAACGCTCCGTAGTATGGGGTTATATCAAGTCTTCCGAAGTGCTCAACAAGCTTGTATTTCTTTGATTCTGTTGAAACCAGCTCAACATAAACAAGCCCTTTCAGCGCTCCGACAACGTCAAAGTCACACGCCTTTACACCAGCGTTCTTGATATACTTCTCGTAATCCTTGAACATCGTTGCAATAGTGAGGTTGGCTTCTGTGCCGGAAGAATCCCAGTCCTGACCGCCCGGATATACGCCGGACAGTTCGATTCCGGCCAGTTCTTCCGTACCGTCGTTCATGCCGTATATCACGTTGTTCTCGTCCACAAAATATGCATCAAACGCTGTATTCTTTGCAGCCATAAGATTAGCCTTGAGGCTTGCATCGTAATTTTCAAGCGTCCATACATCGTTTTTGGGCGAGTATCCTGTGATTTTTGTAGGTCCGTAACCTGTCGCTGAGGTTTGCGCTTCCCCGCCTGATGGAGCGTATTCCACAATCGTTTTAATCGGAAATATTCTTCCCGGTCGGTCTGCATGACAGGCTGCTTCCAAAGCGTCCGCTGTCAGAGTTTTGGGCAACTTATACCCATGCATTACCAATATGATAGCTTTTACCTTGCCGGGGTCTAACACGCATACGGAATTTCCCGTATTAAAGGTTGCAACCCCCGGACATTGTCTATAATCTGTTGCCATAGCATTTTATTTTTTTTACCGTTAAACTTAAATTAGTTATTTCAATAGCATCAATCTTTTCTTCAATCTCCTTTCCGTCAGCGTCAAAAGCGCCTCTTCGACCGAATACAAGATTTTCCGAATAAGAATGAGCCACATGCCCCGAATATCCAAAATCAAACCTTTTTTCAGCACCCACTTCCTTGATTAAAGCATCATACAACGGTCTTAACAAGCCCTTGAAAGATACTTCTATACGCTGCTCATTGGTGTAATCCTTGAGCGTGTTTACTGCTATGATTATATTGACATCAGCCTTGCAATACACCTTGCTATCTGTCTTATCCTCTACGAATGGCGTATAAAGCCCGATTAAAGGAAAGCGTTTTGTAGCGGTCTGTGGTATCTTCTTTTGCGTCAGGATGGCCTCCCTTATATATGTACTGTCGCCGAATATATAATTCACGTCATACCCAACTTCGGAAGACACTTTTCTGCATATATCGCTGAAAATCTCTACTATCATAGATTGAATGTGTTTACAGGTTTCAATAATGATTTATCGAATGTCCATCCCTCTATATGTTGCGTATCAAGCCATTTATAGAGGTCCGCATTCATTATAACCATGCTATTCCATGCAGAAACCATTTTCCCCATAGGAGATACAAGATCACCGACATCGCTGTCTTTCTTTACACCGTTGACGGTTACATCGCATTGATGGTTTCTTGCGTAGAAAAAGTATATGTAATTGGCAATAGGAGAGATTTTCATCCCTCCCATAGTGCCAACCAGCATGCTCTTTAAATCATCCCACAGTTTTACAGGTTCTTTCTCTTCTGACTGGAGATATTCGGAAAATTGTTCATATACTTCTTTACCAAGAACCTTTATCAGGTATTCCGTCTCATAATAGGATATATAGTTGTTCACATCTCCTGTTATAGCAGATGTTGTCAATGACGGAGCAACATCCGGAGAAATTATTCCGCTAATAAATAGCGGCCCTTGAAAAAAAGCATAATCAATGAGCATAATTAAACATTTTTATTGTCCGCAACCGGAGATGTCTTTTCTCGTTTTTCAGGAATCTCGCGTTTTTCGGAGGATTTAGGGGCGCCTTCCTCAATGGAAATAAGCCCCATTTCCTTCCTTATTCGGTTTTCCTGAATGATCTTATCTACTTCCAGTTGACTACCTCGTATAATTATAACCTTATCCATTAGGCAGCAACTTTAATGGCAGTTATCACATCGGCAATATTACCGTATGTAAATGCAGCCGGGTTGTAAACAGGCATCTGAACCTCTTCCTGTGCAATGAGGACAACAGTATTGCGGAGCTTTGTTTCCACATCTTCTGCAAACTCAACGCTAAGATTGCTCCAGTCGACCAGAGAAGCGCCGTTTGTCATATCTCCTGCAAAATACTTGCCCGGGTTGATCTTCGTTGTTTCAATAATAGGTCTTCCGGAAATATACTTGACACCGTTAACGGTAGTAACAAGGCCGAGAGACCGTCCGGATGTATCTTTTGCAGTTTCTGCATCGAATACGGTAGACGGGTTAAGCGCAATGAACGAAGGCGTGTATTCCGCATAGGTCATGATTGCGAAGATAGCATTGATTGCATCGCCGATATTAGGAGATACAACAGAATTGAACAGGTTGTTCTTAACTGTGAATGTGACAGCGGATGTCGCATCAGCTACTGCAGCGTATGCATAGTCAACAACAATCTTTCTATCATTCATCTTATGAACAACATAAGTAGAGTTGAAACCTTCAACGGAAGAACCTGCAAACGTAATCTTTTGACCGTCCATGATTTCAGGCTGTGCTTCTGTAAACTCAACAATGGACTGTTTGCCGCCATTGTAAGTGCTTACCGACTTAACAGAACCCTTAGCGCCGGTTACCACGTCTTTGCCGATTATATTTTCTGCCGGAAGAACATCTTCGTAGTTTGCAATACCTTTCAAATTATCGCCTTGTCCGTCACCGAACATGAATTGGAAGTCTTCAGCCATTCTAACCCAAGAGGCAAGACGGTTCATAAGCCATGAGCGTACATAGACACGAGACTTAAGCAATCGCTTGCTCAACGGAACATAAGTACCTATGCGGCATACGCCAACGGTCTGCTCTTTGATCTTGAATGAAGATTCAGGAAGTCTTCCGTTCTCTGAAACAGCAGCAGCGTTTCTGTCAAGATCGTAGATCTGTGTGAATGTGATTGTAGGATATGCAGGGTCTCCCTGGTCTACGGTCATGATGTCGCGAATGTGCGCTCCTTCATTGATCTTAGTTACAACAAGGCTGCTTTGACGAGTGATTAGCTTGTCTCCGGAATAGTCATTAGTCATGCTGACCGGGTCTGTCACATCTTTCAAATCAATGTCAAAGCGGCCTGAACTCTTTGTTTTCCCGTCCAAGAAGTCTTTAAACTTCTCTGAATCCAAGAACTCATCAATCTTTTTGCCAAGATTGTTAGAGTTGCCGTTCACGTTAAAGCCCTTTGCCTTCAACACTTCCAGCTGTTTTGACAACTCTTTGATTTCTTCTTTGAACTCTCCCAGTTCCTTAACAGCAAGACCAACCTTGCCATCTTCGTTTAGGGCCTTAAGCTGCTCATCTACGTTTTTCATTTTCTCGTTGAATGAATTTTCAGAGATAAGCCCTTTAAGAAGCTCCTCCACCGTATCATTCACCTTTTTTTGAATTGTACCAAGAGTTTGCTTTTCCTCCAATGTCAATTCGTTTTCTTTTTTTGCAAATTCAATCAAATTCATTTCTTCTAATTATTATATTAAACCTTTAATAGCGAGTCCCTCCAACGAGAAAGTGCTTTTGCGGCTTTCTTCTTGGTGAGTGCCCTCCGGCGGCTCTGTATTCTTGTTTATGAAACTCTTATAAATCCTTGCATAGCATTTAGGACACCTTACATAAGCGGCAAGTTCTTCGATGCTTTTCTTTGACGATATGATATTAAGAACCTGTTCCTGTATCTCCGGTTTAAGCTTTGCCATTTCCGCAGACACTACATCCTCTGCTATCCAACGTGTATAATTCCCTACACTGTCCAATACTTGGTTTTCGAATGTCTCTTCCGGCACACTATTGTAATCAAAGGAAAGCCCGCAATGAGGACACGTCACAATATCCTGCCCGGATAATGCCTTTTCTACCAAACTTAAATTCATGTCTAATTCTTTTAATTTATCATCGGAATAACGCATCGTAAGGGCTTTTTTAAGGAAACCTATATGCTCCTGAATTGTCTGCTTGTCTGCGTTCTTAATATCAATAAGAAAGGTTTGCGGATTGGCTCCCCATGATGATAAGGTTGAATACTCCCACAAAGACCACTCTTTTACAATTCTTTTATCTTTATCGTCTCTCTTTATAGCCTTTACCCCGATAGAGTGTTCAAGGGTCTTTCCGTATTCTGCGTAAAGTTTGTAGTCCTCCAGCACATCTCGTCCTATCTGTTTTTTTAAATTGATAGCACCTGTCATAACAAGGTTTCCGTCAATCTCTTTACCCTCTATCGGACATCCGAGCAGAATGCATCTGTCATGATTATACAGCCATTTAACCCTGCTGAAGTTTTCTTTCAACGTCTTATTGAAAGAACCTTTAGCCGATATGTCACCATCCGCATCCTGAATGCCTATTCCGTTTACAGCGACAGTTACAATGCCTTTCTCGTCAACATCGTTCGTCCTTGTCTTACATGTTATGTCTCTAAGCTGCTCCATTGCTATTTGATTTTGTGTTACCTGAAGAAATAATACCTTTGATTCTCTCCACTTCCTGATCGCTCATTTCCAATATGAGCTTATCGTATAAAGGGTTTGAAACCTTTGATTCACCTATCTGTGCCCGCCAATCATTAAGGGTTATTACCCCGCTAAGAAACTCGTTTTTACACTTTACCGAGATGATGTTTAAAGTCTCTTGTCTCTCTTTATTTCCTGATTGCAAGGCATCCACGTCTGAATAATCCACATCTAAGTACAAACCGCTGTTTTCAAGTCCTAAGAATCGGGTAAGGCTTCTTGCGAAAGATTTAGCCTCCGGGATAACGATGTTGTAGTAGACGCTTCTTTCCGCTGTTTGCTGATTGTTGAAAGTGCTATTGTCCTTTCTTGGCACAAGCTGCGCAGGTATAGAAAACGCACCGGCTATTGATATGGCATCCTGCAACGTCTCGTCAAACGGTTGCAATTCCTGAATACTCATAGATGTCCGGATAAAGTCCGTATCTGTATCTATTATTGCTACCGGATATTTATCTTCTCCTAATCCGTACACAGTATTGTATTCTTCGCGGATATTCTTTTTCTCGTCAGGAGTTAGAGCGACTGTCCCGGTTTCATCTTTCTTTCTTGATACAATGATGCCGAGAGCACCTCTCTTGGTGTATATAACATTCCTTGCTTCATACACAGATATAAGATTGGATATAGGCTTTATCTGTGATACAAGCCTGCTTTGTCCCTTGAGGTTACAGGTAAATGTGTTTACATTAGGCTCCTTCACATGAAGAACAGTTTCCGGCGGCATATCATCCATAATACCGGAATAAGACAATCTGTAATATTGGATTATATCAGATACACTTGCCGGAGAAAACAAGGGAGCATTGTTGTATGCTACAATATCAACGCTGCCGGATGGAAGGACCCAATAATCATCGCATCTCTTCCATAGTTCTTTTTGTGATTCTGAAAACACAGATGCTTTGATGAAGGAATTGCCTGTCAGGAATTTATATAAAAAGTGAAGTGATACAAACTCATCGAATGATTGCAATGCGTTTGGTTGTGTCAAGAACTTGTTTATGCTGTCATTGTTGAATACGACCGAATCATCCTTTGTCGATTTCAGGATAAAATTACCCTTGACAATCTTGTCTACCAAATATCTTACCGGAAAAAACACTTCCGGCACAGATTCGTATAGGGTTATGAAGTTATCGGAGGCTACATAAGGAGAGGCGATGTCATATAGCGTGTTGCGCACATATCCGTAGACATTCCCCTGTTTGTCGCTGATTAAATCTTTGGACTTGCCTCCAATAGATAAATGAAAATTCTTTGTCTCAAAAGATAAATTCATGCTTAAATAAAAAAGGCAACAACCATATACATGATTATCGCCTTTGGTCTTTTAGTTCAACAATGGGTAGTATGTTACTTAACATACCAAAGGCTATTATTTTATGCAAATATACTAACTAACATATTGAATAGCAAATAAAAAACGAACTATTTTTATTTAGACTAAGTAAAAATAACAATTTAAAAAAAATTCTTTCTTATATACTTGGACATGGCGGATATGATGTTAATAGCAGAGGCGCTGTCCTTGCCGTTATAGTCCAAAAAGTCATTCATAAATAACAGATAATCAGCATTACTTTCATAACCATCTGAAAACCTTACCTTCTTCCTGATAAAGTCTTTGTTAGCCTCTATTCTAAGCTTGTAGTCGGATGAAGAAGATATTACCTTTATTTCCCTTAACTCCCTCAGCTCCCTCACTGTATGGAAGAAAGCTTTTTCACACTCGAATATAACAAGCCCCTTTGCGTTTTCAACACATCTGAATAACAGATCACCGTCATAGCAGCCATGATATACTACATTTTTTATATCTATGTAATCATGTATAACGCACGATACAGCGGTCATCATTCCGAAATTATCAGGAATAACGTATAATAACTCGCTTCCGGCTGCATCCGCATTAAAGTACAACACATCATCTTCGGATTGAACACTTCTTTTCCTCTTGAGGGAGAATCTTGTATATTCATTTTTGAACACGTCTACAACAACGTATCTAAATGTGTCCGTACAATGCCCGAACTCCTCATAGCTTTGCCCGGTTTCCTTATTTTTAATCCTTTGCTTTAAAATAGCCCCGTTAGCATCTTTCTTCACGTTCTCATAGTCTCTTATTGACTTCTTGCAAGAATAGTCTATACCTATATTTATTCCGTATAGATTACCGGACAATATGGCGTTTATAAACTCACCCGACAAAGCGACTGAAGGATTGGAGGCGGGAACGCAGTCATTAACTACAAACCTCTGTTCCAAGCACTCAATAAACTTATCCAAAAATGACCTCTTTTCATCGTCTATTGTATTACCGCTTCTTGTAGTGGCATCCCCATGAACAAATAACACATCTGCATACCCGATAGACGTAAGCCAGTCCCTTGTCATTGACGCTGCCTGAGTAACGGTATTATTAGGATCTTCCGCGCATATTTCGTGTATCTGCCTGAAATTGTTGTCGTTTTTTTGCCATAGCGTTACGGTAATATATGGAAGTACGTTATTATCAACCGATATATGAATGGGTATTTTAGGATCATACGGATAGTTCCCCCTATGTTTTCCTGCATCAAATGCGTACAGATATTCTCCGCCAGTCCTTATGCTACCCCAGTCTCCGAGAGCGTAAATGCGGTAATAGTTATAATCTCTATTTTTATCCTTTTCAAAATCGGCAACCGCCTGCCTGTCATAAAAACCATAAGTGCCGTCAGGAGAACCGACAACCCAAAAATTATTAAGATAGGTAGACTTTAATATCAACGTATCAGGCGCATGCACTTCCTCTTCTCCTGTACGTGGGTTGGTTATTATGCGGGGAGAGTTAATAAGTTTTTTGGTTATTGTAGTGTATTCCTTTGACAATACATCTCCTGTCAATGTGTTTTTAATACCATACAGATAATTGTCGACCTCGTGCAAGTCCTCTTTGTCGAACACATTCTTCTTTATCCAGTGCTCCTCTGATATGGGGTTAAACATGGATATTATCTTTTGGCCCAAACGGCCCCTTAAACGTTTTTTTATCTGCTTGAAGTCAGCTTCGGCAAAATCACTCAACTCTTCGCATACGACAAACTGATAACTTTCAAGACCTTTTATCTTTTCAGGATCATCAAGACCGCTAAATGTGATATATGAGCCGTTGAAGCATTTAATAGCGTTTTCCCTATAATCAAATGCTTTTGAAACGCCGAGACTGTTAGCTGCTTCCTTAAATGCTTTATATATGCTGTCCGCTATGGTTGCACCGGTCTTCCTATAAACACGAGTATTATATCCGTCAGATAAGCAAAACAATAATATAGCCTGTGCAACCGAAAAGGATTTGGACGAAGAAGAGCCACCGATCAAGAAGATAAACCGGATGTCATCATCTTTTAATGCTTTTTTTAAATGATGAAAGTTTGGATTGAATTTCCGATAATCAAATGTGATCTTTTCATTTTTACTCATCTCCTGTATCGACGTCAAAAAGCATACTCTTCAAATCAATCTTTGTAGGCTCGTCAAGACCGAACATCTTGCATACGCGTTCTATTGCCCATGTTTTGGAAACGGTTTTTATTTTCTTCTTTCCGTCATACTCTTCTGTATAGTCAGTAATGGACTTTCCTCTGATAACATCAGCGCACAACTTGATTATTTCCTCTTTGGTGATATCGGATTTTTTTTTCTGCTCTTCCTGGAGCTCTTTCACCCTTTGGGCTACATTTGGGCGGGATAGCAGTTTGCAAGATTCTTCCCATATTTGTTTGTCTTTCATCTTCTCGGATGAATAGGCACGACGATAAGCATCGGAAGCATTACCGCTTTCAATGTAATAATTGCAGAAATTTTCTTGTTTGATTGTAAGTCCTTTCATGTCTTTTCGTCAGTATGGGTACACATGCCACTTGACATGCTTTTGCAAAGATAATAAACAATATGTGATATTTACAATTTATTTCGTTAATATTAATGTCTTATTGTGATTTATGTGTTGTACAGCATAAAAAATAAAGTTTATTTCGCTTGCTTACTATCAAATTTGATAGTATATTTGCAATATCAAATAACAATAGAACCGGCGGCAACGGATAAGCGGCATAAAGTTATGATTACTATCAATCAAGTTGTTTTCAACAAAAAAGGTCAAAAAGGTACTATCACTCGTATTATCACCAAATCAACCGGCTATGTAGAAGTTTCTTATGAGGCTGGATTCTCAAAAAAGGAAATGGCATTCAACCTTACCGACGAAAATGGTGTTTCCTTGAAAAAATCACCCAAAAAGGCAGAATTGAAAGCTTTAACTCCACTTGAAGAAATTCAAAACAAAATGATGTGGATTAATGGATGCGCATCCGGTGACAGAAACTCTATGAGCTATCAGATTTCAGCGGAAATGCTTTCTAAGATTGAAATGAAAGCTAAAGAATCCGGAAATGACTTTATTGCTTCAATTTGTCAATCAGTTGATAAATATATGAAGTGTTCTGAAAAACAGGCTTATTGCCTTGCTAAGTTTGCAATCGAAAACGAAATTGAATTATAATATATAATGCTGCGCTATCGGCATGACGGGCAAATAATATGAATAGCTATAATATTTTTGACGAAGAACACAGCGATACTATATTGTACCATGCGATAGCTCGTGACGAAGACCAAGTAAGAGAATTGGCAGAAGAGGCAGGTATAGACATATCCGGTCTTACCATCGATCTTGAGAGAGTGAATGCGAAGAATGAATTAGGCAGACCATATCCTGCGAGAATAGAGGATGCAGTAATCAGATAGCCATGAATGACAGAGAACGAATAGGCAAGCGAATAGCAGAGCTTCGCATGGCAAAGGGAATATCGCAAGCGCAATTATCCGAGTTAACTGGGATTGCTCCTGGAAACATAGCCCGTATAGAGCTTGGAAAATACAGTACGGGTATAGATATTCTTTCCAAAATTGCAAAGGAATTGGGTTACAAAGTTGACTTCGTGAAAGAATAGGCAGGCAATTGGCTTGCTTATTTTTTATTTACGTAATCTATTACCTTTCGATTAGCTTCATCCACCTTCTTATTATCAAAGCGTATGTATATATCCGTTGTAGTGCTATTTGCCCAGCTGTGTCCAAGAGCATGCGCTATTACCTCTTTGGGAATGTCGAGCTCAGATGCTATTGTGGCCCAAGTATGACGCGTCCAATAAGAGGATAAATCAGGAAACAGAGGGGTTCTTATCTTTTTCCCGCCTAATCCTTTTCGTTCAAGTTTCCCGATCTGCTTTAGTCCTATCCCCATTCGATGCAGGAAGTCCTTGTAATTCCTGTATTCATCCATTATATTGAGAAGATAGCTTTTCCCTTTATATTTTTCTATTATATCCATAGCCTCAGGTTCTACTTTTACGCTGTATAATTTCCCCGTTTTAGCCCTTTTGTATTCAAAGCGACCGTTTACCAATGCGGAATGTTTTGCGTTAAACAAATCGGCTGCATTTACCCCTATAAGGTAAAACATAAGCATAAATATATCTCTATATCTTATCTGATACTCCTCACATGGGTAATCTCTTAATAATCTAATCTGTTCTACTGTGAGGCTGCGTTTCCGGGTTTCCTCTTTTTTTATTGAAAATCTTCTGAATGGATACAATGTCGTGTACTCTTCATCAATGGCATAGTTGAATACGGTGCGTATGTTCCGTAAATGAATAGCGTAGGCGTTAACTTTCATCGTCTTTGCCATCCACGCTTCAAAATTTTCAAGCCACGATTTATCCATGCTTTCAAACGTACAGCGGCTATCGTATTCTTTAATCTTGTTCCTTGTGGTTGTGTATACGGTCTTGGTACCTTGATTATTCTTTTTCGATATAAATTCATCAAGATAGTACAAGAATGTCTTTTCGTTTTGGGTCTTATTGCTTATGGCTTCTTCGATCATTTTTTTTAATGATGCATCCGTTGTTGATTTCAACTTACCCTGTTGCTCCAACGTTAATATTACAGTTTCCGCCTTGTTTATTATCCCGCGAGCGACAATGTTTCTTGGTTTATAATTTTGTGCCCGCATGGAATACTCATTTCCAGCCCACTCTTTATCCGATGCGCTTAATTGTGTAGCTATCATTATTTGTTTATTATGGAACACGTTCAACTTTAGAGGATAAGTCCCATCTTTTTTTTGCCTTCTTTTATCAAGGTAGAATTTAACTGTTGCCATATATCTATTTCTTTTTGTTTATGCAAATCAAAAAATTTGCATAGAATTTGCATACAAAGATAGGACTAAAAGGGTCTAAAAGGGCCTAAAAGGGGTATGTTATGCAGCATATATAAAGAAATCAGGCAGTCACTTTATTTGTAACTGCCTGATTTTCAGAAGAGCGGAAGACGGGGCTCAAACCCGCGACCCTCAGCTTGGAAGGCTAATGCTCTATCAACTGAGCTACTTCCGCAATTTTAGTGGGCAAAGATGGATTCGAACCACCGAAGGCGTAAGCCAGCAGATTTACAGTCTGCCCCATTTGGCCACTCTGGTATTTGCCCTTTTGCTATCGAGAACTACTTTAAATCTCTTTTTAAGTAGCTTTGTTTCTCAATTGCGGTGCAAAGATACGA